GGCAAGCATGGCCTGCACCTGGGCTGCGGTGTAGATCGCGATGGCCCCAAGGTCCTGCGCTGTTCGCCGCAGGCAAACCTGATGCAGGACGAGGCAAAGTAGCGGATTTAGTAACTGCGCGGCTGACTTTTCTGTTATGAAGGCAAACGGCTCCGGCATCCCCGCAGGCAGTGCAACGGGCTCGCTGCTTGCAGGCTGGGATTCGCGGGAATTCCAAGATGAGCCAGATAGATCGCCTTCATCGCTGCTTTCATGCCGGCAGCCACAATTTCCACATGCGACGATGCAGCTTTGTCGGCCAGTGCCTTTTCGCTCAAACTCTGGCGCGTCGTGGCCGCAAAACGGGCACGGCGCCAGGGTGGTGTTTGTTTCAGTCATACACCATCCTTCACGCCTGATTGAGTGGCGGCGATGATGAAGTATTTGGCAGGTGCTGCGCTATCCCCTTTGCAATACCCGTTGCAATTGTCGTCATCACGGCGGCACGTCACGCCGCAGACATGAGACTTTTCCACCAAAGGCGATCCAGATACACTTGTAGGTTCTTTTCGGCAGGCCTCACGATAGGCATCAGGCCATCGGGCAATATCTGTTGGACCCCATTGACTCGCAGGGCGGCTCGGACCCTCCCCGGCATGCCGCTCCCATACCTCCGCAGCCAAAGCACCCGGCAGCGCACGGTAGGCGGCGAATTGAAGCGACAGAAATTCAATCCGGTTTTTCGCAGCATTCCACCCAGCCTTCCAATCATCTGAATGACGTTCCGGGTTCGAAAGAAAATCGTCAGCGAATGGAAGATCAGGCATCGCATCCGTCACCCCGGATAGGGCTGGCTTAAGTTGACCCGCCAAGGTCACATCTGGTGAATCTGCTAGATTCTCATGCGATTTTGTCCCCGTCGGGTCACTTTTTTGGATGTATGGATGCGCTGGTTCGGATGCGAGTGCATCAATTTGCGCGATCAGAGTCCGAGCCTCGGCCAATGTGGCGCGCCATGCACCGGCTACGTACACCCGGCTTTCTGGAGGCCGCGTTTCTTGATCGTCCCATATGTCAACCAAATCAGAGAGGAGCGATGCGGCTTCTTGGTGCAGGTCAGCCGCGCCACTGGCATCGGCGGTTTTGTCTGTAGTGGTCATGATTATTCCTTCGATTGAAAATGTGGCAGCCATTGAAAAATTTGCGACGGGCACCCATCAGCTTTCTTGCGCAGGGCAATCAATTGTTTGCGGCAAGCGACAACAAACTTTTGAAAGTCTCTTGGGTTCAATGCCTGAGAGGCCGATCCGAACCACGAACCAGCGGTGTCTCCAGATTCAAGAGCCTCCAATTGCTCTTGAAGCTCCTGCGCTTGCAGGGACGCGACCATTTGTGCATATGGCGTGCTCATTTCTGTTCCTTTGCAGCCGCACGGCGGCCAGCGTTATTTGCGGCTTTCAGCGCGCCCATCATCTCGGATCGCGTCAGCACAAAGCAGCCGCCTTGTTGTTGGCACTCGATGCGCTTGGCTGCGGGGATGGCGTCCAGGTTGAATTTGCTTTTTGTGGTGACAGGTTGGGAGAGTGCCGGAAGGGCCAGCAGTAACAGGGCGAGGAGCTTCATGATGGATCCTTTGGCGACGGAAAGCTGGCGGTCGCATGGCGAGACTCGCGACGCATCCACTCAGGCCAACTTGCGGTTGGGTCGCTCGCGGTTTCTGCGATCTTGTGCGGCTTGGGTGCGGCAAGTCGAGAGCGCAAAGCGTATGCAAGTCTGTTGTGGCGGCCTGTTGATCTGAGTGCGTCTTCGATCTCATCCACATCAGAAGCCGACAAGACTGCCACTGGCCCCACTACCGCAGGCGCTGGCTGAGACAGTGATGCGAGAGCATTCCGTTCCGCATTCCATTTCATCCCGGGAATAAGCGCAGACACACCGCCAGCGCCGACGGCTTCAAGCTGGGCGCGCAGGTCGGTGTTCTCGGCGTGAAGACAACGTAGCTCACTTGCAGCTTCATCGCAAACAATGTAGAAGTCGTTTTGATGTGGCTGCGCCAACTCATCGGCAAGGCGCAGCGCCTCTGGTTGTTTATCGCTCATTTCCCATCCTTTTCAAGCGTCAGGTCGTCGGTCCAATTCCTCCAACTTGATGATCGGCCGTCAATAGATGTAAAGCTGGTTTGACCATTGTCAAAGCACCAAACCTCCCCATCCTTGAACTCTGCGAAGTGTCGGCGCTGAAACTGGGCACCAAGAAAATTGAACACCAGCAGCGGCTGATCCACCTTGAGGTCTTGCGCTGGGTTGTATTCGATGAGGTCGCTGTTGTTTTTGCAATGTATAAGCATTCGACCATCTATAGACATATGACTTGCGAATTCTTCTCCGCCTGGTATTTCAATAAGTGCCACAACAGGATAATTTGGATGATTTGCATCTGTCGCCAAAACCCTCACCTTTCGCCCATCCCTGGTGCGGTATTGCTTTTTCATGTCGATCATGTTGTTTCCTTTTGGTAGATTTCTGCGCCTGCAACGGCGTCAATTTTCACAGTGCCTCGCCTAACTTCCTCGGCCAGCTTGCATGCAGCCGGCAGCATCAAGACGCCGACGGCTGGATAGTCTTCAAACGCCTTGACTGAAAGCTCAGCAGCCTCGTGCAGCACCTTGGCCTGCGAAGCATTCCAGCGCCCGCCGTCAATGCCCATTTGAGTTACGGTTCGCAGGGCTGCATGCATGCGCCGCGTTTCTATGGCGTCTGGCGCTTGGCTCAGGCCTATTTCAGCGCCCACGCCAATCATCACCGCCAGGTGGCCTAGCAGTGTAGGCGCCGGCTCGCCGTCTTCGGTCAGGTATGCAGTGACGCTGACCCGGGTCAGGTTCTTGCGGATTTCTCGCAATGATGTTGCAGCGGCACTCCTGGCCACGGCTCGGCCCACTAGGCTTTGCTGGGCGATTGGCTTCTTGCGTGTGACGGCCTTTCGGCTCATGTTGACCTCCATAGTCTAAAATAAACTACCGCTCACTGGGTGAGGGCGGCAGCGCTGATAGGTAGCAGACCTGAGAATTCGCGGTGCGAAAACAGGCAGAGCTTTCACTCTCCCATCAGCGCCGCCATAAACTGGAGCGCCAACAAAAAAGCCGCATCATGTGCGGCTTGTGGCCGCGAATTCCTTTGAGCTGCTAAACCCGGGCCTTTTCAGGCGTTGATGAATCATACATCATGGCAGCACTTTTTTACTAAGCGATCAGAATTTTTCTTACCCCATCGCGCGTCATTGGGCTAACTTTTCCTTCTACTTCCATTCGTTCTATCAAGCGCGCGGCCCGGTTGTATCCGATGACCAGGTGACGTTGTACTAACGCTATGCTGGGCTTTTTGTGCTTCATCACCAAGTCTAGGGCTTGCACATACATCGGGTCATTCTCGCCATCAATCGGCGGCATTCCCGCTGGTGGTTCGCTGAGCTTCAATGGATTGGCACCGCCTTCAACAATCTCCCCGCCCAGCGCATCAATCAGATCAGGAATCAGCGCCGACAGCTCGCCGGTCACGATTGCTGCGTCGGCATCAAAGCTGTCGTCATCCTTGCCAGCTTCCTGCTGGCCGTCCAGCACCACGTCCAGCATCTTGACCTTGCGCAACTGGCCCGTATCGCTCAACTCAAACGACACGCGGTCATCCCAGGTAATCGCCAGTTTTGTCGGCACCTTGCCCGCTGCGATGTGGTCGGCCACCTCGTTGATTTCCAGGGTGTGGCGCGAGTAGCGAACTGTTGACTTCATGTCATCTGGCATCTTCATTTCACAATCACGGTCTAACGTGAAGTTGAACGGCGCGTCCCGGGTGGCCAGCCAGTGGGCCATTGCTGATGATGGCGAATTCTGCGTTTGCACGGGTCGTGCCTGAATGCCAATCATCAAGGCGTGCGGTACCGTGCTGAGCGCCTCGACCAGATAGCCGACGATCTTGTCAGCGTCGGCCACATTTCCCGAGTCCACCACCATCCAGTGGTTCACCGGGTCAATCCAGAGCGTGACGGCTGACGACTTCGGGAAGGCGCGCGGCAGCAGGGTCTGAATGGCCTCTTCTTTGAACTCCTTTTTGATCTTGGCGCTGATTCGCTCGCGTCCAGTCGCTTGCATGAGCTGGTCGACAAACGAATCAACCAGGCTATTTACTGCATGCGCCGGCACGACGCGCCGCTCGGTTTGCAAGCGCAGGATGACGCCACGGCCTACAGGCTCGGCCAGGACAGTGCTTTGCTTTCCGCGCGGCGGAATCCACCCGACTGACTCGGCCTGAGTCGGCGCGCACGGCATGAACTGGGCCGCTTGAAGCGCGTCCTCCAGCACTTGCAGCGGCGGCAGGGTGAAATCGGAGGCGATGCGGAAAATTGTTGCGGATTTGAACATGTGGTCCTTGGTGTTAGGCGGTGACGGTGAACGACAACTTTTCCAGCTTCGCGATCTGCTTGCGAAGGCTAGCAATTTTCTTGATGCGTGCGGCCTCAGCAGAGATAGCCGCCTCGTTGCGTGTTGTGTGAACATCACGGCCAATTCGATAAATTTCCCATGTTCCTGCAATCATGGCGAGATTCTGGTCTGCGGCATACAACCCAAGCGCTTCGACTTCTCTCATCCCGCTGCTTAGCGCGTACTTGCTGAGCCAAAGTTTTTGGCCTTTTTCTATCGTCATGATTTTCCTTGTTGGTTGTTCAGTGACCGCACGGGAGCGACCCGTCCGGCTCTTGCTTTCGCCCGCAGCCGATGCAGATTTTTGGCTGAGTTGGCGGCGAAGGCGGGATTGGTTAAGGTATCAGAATCCCCATCACAACCCCCTGATTCCGTCATGCACAAATGGCAATTCAAAAGCCCTATTGCGCGGCACTGGCGTAGGGTGAATGGTGAGCTTGTAGCCTGGCGGATACACGACCATCGCAGACTTATGCAGCTTGACCGACTCAGGCTTGCGCCGCGCCAGGTGCACGATCTGCTTGCTCATCGCCGTCGCATCCACACCCCGACGCACCAGGAACGCATTGCGCGCGGCCAGGGTAGACAGGTAGGCCGCGTGCGTGTGGTTGATCTTGGCCTTGAACAGGTGGCCAGCGCGTATCTGCCGGTCACACTCATTGCGCGAGCTCTTTGGGTCAAACTCAGGAGCATCGCGCCAGAGTTCAAAGCCGTCCGGCTCGGCCGATTTCACCGCGATGATGGCGCGTAGCTTGTCTATGGGTTTCATTTCACATCCAGTCGCGTGTTTTGCACCAGCCGTGCGCCTACAACATCCACGCCGGATTGCAGTGCGGCTTTGATTGCCGCTTTGTCTGGTGCAGCAACGGGCGGCTTGGGCTCTGGTGTCTTCCAGAACTCGATTGGCAAACTGGCACTGTCTATGATTTCCACCGCTGGTGGGTTTTTGCGAACAGAAAACGTGAACATCGCGCCCTCTATCTTCTCCAGCCCCGCGCCACGCATATTCGTCAACAGGTAATCACGCAAGCCTTGCGCCTTCCTGTCGCGTGCCGCAATACGCACTTGCAGCCGCTCGATTTCGGCAAGCATCGCCGGCTTGTCTGCCTCCAGGCTTCGCGCCACGTACTCGATGCCCTGGGCCTTGCTCTGCAAGTCGTCAACGATGCCGCTTGCCTCGATGCTATCGGCAATGGTCTGATCGTCAAAATCACCATCAGCCAGAGTGCCAAGCAAGGCGCGGTACTCGCCTGCCAGGATGTAGAGTGCAGTCATGCTTTTTCCTTTGTCAGATCAGGGTGCATTTCCCGGTATCGGGCGTTCTTCGCTTTTTTGATTGCGGCGTGATGCGATTCCGGCAGCATCTGAATCGCGCTTTCGTAGTTGCTTTTCAGCAGCGTGTCAGTGCTTGAGCCTGCAATCCCGGCGAGAATCAAAGTCAAGTCCGGTATCGCCTCGCCAGATTCAAGCCAGGCCAGCAATCGTGCGCCAGTTTCAGGTGTGACTGGTGAAGGCTCGCCGCCTGCAAACAACCCTGTACGGTCCTTGCTGGCATTGGCGTAGTGGCCGGCATGAATGAGGTCCAGCACCACTGTGAACTCGTATTCGATGCCGTCTCGCTGCTCTGTCTTCATGCCCAACTTCACGACCTGCTTGCGACCGTTCGCGCCCTCGGTTTGCGCCGTCTCTGTCTTGCTGCGGCCAGTTCCAATGATGTGCATTTTGCTTTGCAGCATCGCATCGATAAAAGCCCGGTGGCGCGGCGTTGTCTCGTTCCATGCGCTCCAGCTATTCCCGCGAAACTTCGCAGCCGCAACAGTGTCATTGATCTCCAGACAACCGCCAGATCCTGACCACTCATGAGTCATAGAGTCGATGATTAGCAAGTCATATCCCGCAGCCTCGGCCGATTGAATCGCCTGGATGTAGCGCTCCGGCGAGTATGGCGCAGACAACTCCAGCGCATCGAAATCTGGCGGCGTAAATTGCGTGCCGTTCGGCAGCAAAATAGGCTCGGCATACAGACTGGCTGATCCGTGTTCCGTATCCAAAACAGCGACATTACCGCCCAATCCTTTGGCGATCATCAGCGCCGCCATGGTTTTTCCGGAGCCGCTAGGCCCGGTAAGAGCTAGTCGTAACCTGGCTTTCTTCCGGGTTGCTTTGACAAACTGCATTTTCATTCTCCAGTGGTTAAAAAGGTAAGCCCTTGAAGGCCAACCCGTAGGCTATGCGTGCCGCGTAAAGCGGGCTATGGTGTCGTGCATACATCTTGTATGCGTTGAAAAAGTCTTTGATTTGACCCATTGTTAATCCTTAAAAATTACCACCGTTGAACGCAAAAACCGCTTTGGTCCGTGCACCAGGGCTAGGTGGATAGCCCCTTAGAATTAAATCTAGATGCACAGACCAAAGCGGTCTGTTCTTGTCAGCGAATCCACCCGCGACAAGACCTCAATTACAACACGCATCTACTTATTGCGCAAGAAAATTCACCACGGCCCAGGCAAATAAAACCGCGAGCAACGCCCCGACGGCGAACAGCTTTCGGCCGTGTCGATCTGCCAGGTTCGACTCCATCGTAATTCCGTCCGAACTGCCATCGCTGTTAGCTTGAATCAGCCGACAAGCTGGCGAGCACTCCCACGGCGTCGCGCAGGGCTGGCGGCTCTTGTCGCAGTGCTTCGGTGCTGGCATATCAAGCAGCGGCCACACAAGCGGCTCGCACTTCTGGCATTGCTGCCCGCAGGCTTGGCCTTTGCAGCATGTCATTTTTCTTCCTTCATCATATTTGTCCCCATCAATGCAATGCGGCGCTTGGCGATGCCGTACTGCTTGCGCGCCAGCTTGCGATCCTGAATCGCGTGGTGGGCAGTCAGGCAGTTCCAGCATGTGGCGATAAGGTACGCGCCAACATCTCCATCATGGTTGACGAAATACCGATCCGACGAGCCGCCATCTTCATTCTGGTCGCTGGTCATCGCATAGGCATCTTTCAGATGCTCAACAATCGGCGAACCGTCATCACTTTTCATCTGTAAATCGTGGCAAGTCCCAAGAGCTGAGCCAATTTGCCGCGACAAAAACTCGACTTCCGCCCGTGTCCGTGTAAGCTCAAAAATCGCAAACTCTGCGGCGCTCATCGCAGCCACCCGCCAGCAAACCCGGCCGCCAGGAACACGATGGCCGCAGCCAGCGCGATATTCACCATTCGATTAGCCATTGGCGGACTCCCTGCTTTGCGCGGCGATGAAGGCGTTCAGGCGCTCAATGCGCGCGTCGTGGTACGAACCCATCGCGATTGAATAATCCTGCGCCGTCTGTACGGCCAGGTTCGACATCTGAGCCTCTGCGCGCTCAAGAATTGCCACCTCAAGCGGCGTCTGCTTGCGGAACATGCGGCGTATGGCGGCGATCATGTCAACTCCTTTTCAGCCTTATCCAGCGCGGCCGTTTTCTTGGCGATGTTCGCCTGCTTTTTATCGAGGTCGATCTGCTGCTTTGCCAGCAAGGCGCGGCCAGCGGCGATGGCGTCTTTTTGGCGGAAGAATTGCTCTTCGCGCCTGTAAAGCCTTCTGCTTTCGGAAAAATCTCCATATTCTTCATCGCTCCATGAGGAATATGCTTCAACAAGCGTCACCTGCTTAGGCTTGAAGCTCGGCTGCAACACCCATACGGTGCGCGGGTAGGTTCTTGTTGTCATATCGCTCCTTTGTGTTTGGCAAGTGCCGCACGGGCAGCCTTGAGCATCGCTGCGTAATCCAACATCATTTCAACGTGGTCATCATGATCCTTCACATCATAGGAAACAAAAGCCGCAGCGACCGCCGCCAGCTCAGTATTCAGCGCCTTGAGCTTGCCGATTTCAATGTCACGATGCGCCAGTTCTGCAGCAATGGCTGACTTACTGTGAAGCTCTTCAACCGTCATCCGGTCAATGTGGCGCAGGTAATGATCGCCTTGCGCCTCGGGGTCGCGGCCAGAATAAATGTTCGCGCTATTCATGATGTCCCCTGATTAAGAGTAGTTCGGATTCTGGTTCTGGAACTGCAGGCGAAAAGCTCGCCGCTCCTGCTCACGGTGCGCTTTCGTCGCCTTGTCCTGGTCGTTCTCAAGGTCGGCCGCTATTGCTTCGTCCTCGGTCATTGGGACGAACGGCGCGAGGGCTTGCGCGATTGTTGGATGGATGTGTTTGTTCATTAATTGAAGCCCTCGATGAACTCGCGCATTTTTTCTACGCTATCCAGACCGCCAGCCATCATCAGCATCAATCCCAGTTGAATCGCGGCATGCCCAGCAGTCTCTGTATGCTTGTTCAAATCTGAGATCATCGAAGCAAACGCGGCTTGAGGGCTTTCCTTCAATTCAGCAAGTGCCCGTTGCTTGCACCAGTCCATGTGCTCTTGTCGTGTCATCTCTATCTCCGTTAAAAATCCGCAATGCGGTGGTTGAAATTCATTCAGCAGCAACCTACGCTTTTGAATGAAGCCCGCGTGAGGGCGGGCGGTGGTATGTGGGTTACTTGCTGGCGACCATGCCTCCATGCCGCTCGATCAACTGCTCAACCAACTCAATCGGTACATATGCGTAAACCGTGTCCGTAAATTTTGTGCTTTCCGCATAGCTGGTGATCAACTCAGGAACGGCGCTAGGGAATCCAACTTCGACTTCATACCATGGCCCAATGTTGGTACGCGGCGCGCAATAAGCGCCATGCGTCGCCTGGACCGACAAAGAAAACCCGTCAGCGCATGTGATGCGTTTTGCCAGCGGGAACGAGTCATTACTCAAAGTCCTTTCATCGCTCATGTCGCGCTGGCTGGTGAGGTATTTGTTCAAATCCATGTTGCTCTCCTTTGGTTGATTGTTTGCCGTCGCTGCTTTTCTCCGCGATGGAATTAATGTACAGCAGAAATCGAGGTCGCGCAACATTATTTTATTATTTACTTCACTGTGGAAATCCACTACATTAGATGCATGGACCTCATACAAGACGTAAAAAGTCGCCTTCTGGCGCGCAAGGGTGAGTGGCTGGAGATTTCCAAGGCATCGGGAATCAGCCTCTCATGGATCGTTAAATTTGCAGATGACCAGATCCCCAATCCCGGGCATCTGACGCTAACAAAACTGAGGACTTATTTGATGACTAAAAGGAAGGCTAAGAAATGACCACCCCCACCCTACCCGATCTGATCTACACGGCAGTAGAGCGGCACTCGCAAACGGCATTCACTTGGGCCGGGAACAGCCCTAAGGCCTATCGAGAAGCCGACGCTGCGCACCGAGCTGCTGGCATTAAAGAAGTGGCGAAATTGATTGCAGAACAAGCGCATGAGCCCCTGTGGAATTCTCTTGATGACTCTGATCGTGAAAGAGCCTTTAATTCGATGCCTGACATGCTGGAAGGCTTCATGAAGAAATGGGGCTGGCTTCACTTCGCCAAGGCCATCGAGGCTATCTGCCAGGAGAAGAACCCCGCCCGCCAGGGAGTCAAGCAAGAGCCGAGCGAATGGATGCCGATTGAAACGGCGCCAAAGGATGGCCGAACCTTGCTACTCGGGTATTTCAATTCACACCAGAAGTGGCGAACGATGCGCGGCCAGTGGATGAGCGAAGAACACATCACTGAAAACTGGGAAGACCCGGACTATTCGCCGCCTGGATGGTATGAAACAGTGGTCGAAGGCGATGACATCCCAAATTGTTGGTACACCGAACCAACCCACTGGATGCCACTGCCACCAAGCCCGAAACCCTGATGCACTGTGCTGCCTGCAATCGTGCCATGCTGAGGCCCGCCGGATGGTTAGGCAATCTACCGCTCGGCCCGATCTGCCTGGCCCGGGTGCATGCGGCAAAACCCAAGCGGCGCCAGGCGGTGAAGGCTGATCGTGTTAACGAAAACCAGTTAGACCTTTTTGGAGAATCTCATGAGCCGGACTGCTGACTTTTTCCCAGAGACTAAGCCGCCGCGCGCTAAGGCTAGACAAATGGCTCACGTGTTTGATTCTGGTTGCAGTAGCGAGGCCTATCTAGCTCACTTTGAATGCAAGGTGTGCGGATGGCAATCAGAATGGCTTTCAATCGGTACAGTTTCAGAAATCAAGCGAGGCGTTCCGTGCGAGGCCTGCAATAAGGATTGAGGTGGCCAATCTCAACTAACCAACCAGACACATTTTAAAACCTGAGGTTTCAGGAGCGCATTGGCACGTCCTGGTCGTGTTGCAAAAATTCACATAGGAAACCCATTTACATAGCTTGATACAAGCGATATAGTTACCCACAAACCCGGATAGTCAGGGAGTAATTACCCAGGCGACAAAGTGACCTTCACACTTTCCGGAGTTTTCTTGAAGGGCATGAACGGACAAAAAACAATGAAAAAGACCCCGGCCACACCGGCCAAAAACCACGCCGAGCTGCGCAAGCACATCAACGGCTTACGCGATGTGACCTTTGACACACCAGCGCGCATCTGTAACACCAGTACCCAGGGTAACTACTCACCGCCATCGTGGAGCGTCCGAGCCGGCGCTGCCGACTTCCTGGCCATCCCACGGCGGGGTGTTTGATATGGACCCCGTTAAGCCTGGCGACTTGGCGCTGTGGGTGACTCGCGGTGTTCTGGTGGATGTTATCTCTGTGTCCTACAACGATGAAATCTATGTATCACAGACTGGACATAGCGTTCAGATATATGGCGGAGGCTTTGGATTCCGCTGCCGAATGGTTGGCGCACCTCAGCATCAAACTGGCCAAAGACATTTAGGGCTTTTTAGGGAATTGGCGATCCTGGCGTCTGGGCTCAAGCCAATCCGCGATACCCCAGGCGAAGACGAGACCCTGCAATGGCTGCCAGTGCCATCTAAATCACTCAGCACCGTTTAACGGCGATGCGGCCGCGCCTTTCCGGCCGCGCAAAACGAAAGATGACATGAACGCAGAACGAGAAATGACTTTTGGTGAAAAGGCTGTAGGCCTGGGCTTCAATCCGTCCGGCGATGACGCCGTGGCGAACTGCAAGAAAGAGTTTGCCGCTGCCATCGACCGAATGAACGCTCTACGCCTTAGCACTGACAACCCCGAAGTCAAGCGCATGGCCAGTGTTGCCATCACCGAAGCCCAGACTGCGCAAATGTGGGCTGTAAAAGCCCTGACTTGGCGCGGCTAACCCTTTAACCCAAAAAGAGGCCCGGCACCAGCGTTAACTGATCCGGGCCACGACTTCTGTAGAAAGTAAGGCGATTATGCACCAGTTTGAAAACCCCATCAACCCCGAGTCCATGGCGGGCACGGCATGAACGATCAAGAGTTTGAATCTCACATAGAAGACCTGGGCCTTCTCATGGTCGCCGCGTACAACCGTCACGAGGCCTCAGGCTGCTTTGCCGCCCGTGGTGAGGCCGATGGCTACCGCGTTCGCATGGAAGCCGCCATAGGCCGGCGTAGCCCCGATCAAGTTACCCGCATGGAATCAGCCATGAGCATAGGTTGACCCATGGCGCGAATCAGAACAGTAAAACCAGAATTTTGGACTGATGAACGGCTCACTGAGTGCTCACTGAGTGCTCGGTTAATGTTCATAGGAATGCTGAATTTCGCCGACGACAACGGTAATCTGGCGTATTCAGCAAAACGGTTAAAGATGCAAATCTTCCCGGCTGACATGATAGACACGCAGCCTTTGCTGAATGAGCTACTGACTCACGGAGTACTCATTGAGTATTCAGTGAGTGGGGAAAAGTTCATAAATATCAAGGGCTTCCGCAAGCACCAACTGATAAACAGGCCATCTGCAACAAAGATACCAGGCATAGAACTCAGTGATGACTCAGTGAGCCCTCAGTTACAGCTCACTGACGGAGTGGAGTGGAGTGGAGTGGATGGTAAAGAAGAGATAGATAAATCTATCTTGTCGCCAGCAAAGCTGCCGGATTGCCCGCACGAATCATTGATAGACCTTTATGCCCAACACTTGCCCATGCTACCGCAGCCTAGAAAAAGCCTTTGGCGAAAAGGGAAGAACGCTCCGGCGCTAAAAGCCAGGTGGTCATGGGTGATGACTGAATGCTATGAAACCGGGGTGCGTAAGGGTCAGCGAATGGCAACAAACCAGGAAGAAGGGATAGGCTGGTTCGGCCGGTTTTTCGCCTATGTGGCCCAGTCGAGCTGGTTGACTGGTGGGGATGGAAAGTGGACTGCCGACCTGATCTGGCTTGTGAACTTGTCAAATTTTGAAAAAGTCCTGCAAGGTAATTACGACAACAAAAAGGCTGTGGCATGAACAGAGAAAACTACGCAATGAACGCGATTCATGCGGTTGAGGCAGAAAGTAGCGTGATTGGCGCGCTGCTGCTGGATAACGGAAGCTGGGATCGTTTGGGCGACAAGCTCAAGCCCGAGCATTTCTACGATGAACAGAATCGCATGATCTTTGCCGAGGTGGCGAAGCAATTAGGCGGCGGCAAGCAGTGCGACATCATCACGGTGGCGACCGCATTGGGTGAACGGTCTAGCCTGTCAGAGATTCAAGCCCTGGCGACCTATGTTCCCAGCGCAGCGAATCTCAGGCGCTATGCCGAGTTGGTCGTGGAGCGCTTCAAGAGCCGTCAATTGATGGCCGTGAGCGGCGAACTGATGGAATTGAGCCAGGACCACACATCGAGCATCAGCGACCGCGTGGATAAGGCGCAAAGCCAGTTGGCCAAGCTGATCGACGACTCGCCGCGTGACGACTGGGTGAGCGCGCATGAGGGCATGACGATGCACACCAGCATCCTGGAAGACCGCGCCGAGGGACGAACAAAGACTATGCCGACCGGGTTGCTTGATCTCGATGAATACCTTGAGGGCGGCTTGCGTCCTGGTGAATTTGTGATTGTCGGCGCTCGCCCATCAATGGGAAAAACTGCGCTTGGCCTGACTATAGGCGTCAACATGGCCGACGAGTACACGGTGGGCCTGCTGTCGATGGAAATGTCACACAGTGAGGTAAATGACCGCCTGACAGCCATGCTGGGTGGCGTCAGCCTGTCCTCAGTCAAGCGGCCGAGCCGCGGTGAGGGGTTGGCATGGGATCGCGTCATTGACGGCGTGGCGAGGGCTAAGAGCCTCAACCTACACACATCCGACCAGGGAGGGTTGAACATCAATCAGGTTCGTAGCAAGGCGCGCAACCTCAAACGCTTGCACGGCCTGGATATTTTGGTTATCGACTACATCGGCCTGATGTCGGGGATGGATGCCAAGGCGAACCGCAATACGCAGCTTGAGGAAATCAGTCGAGGTCTGAAAACGCTGGCCAAGGAACTACAAATTTGCGTGCTGTGCCTGGCCCAGCTCAACCGCAAGAGCGAGGAGCGACCAGACCAGATGCCCATGATGAGCGACCTGCGCGACTCTGGCGCCATCGAGCAGGATGCCGATGTGATCGTTTTCATCAAGCGGCCCATCATGGCAAACCCCGAGCTGGGCGTGGAATGGCAGAACTACGCCAAGCTGAGCGTCGCCAAGAACCGCCAAGGCCGCTGCGGCTACCTGAATTTGAGCTATGTAGGCGACCTGACAAAGTTCGACCAGTGGCACGGCCAGACGCCCAGTAAATCAATGGCATCGAACCCAAGGAGCCACCTGTGAACAACTGGAACGCGATCCGCAAGCATTACGACTGGGCTGGTCCTCTCATACTCGCCGGTCGTCCTGATGAATGGGCGATTGACGCCTATGCATGGGACTGCGGAATCATGCAGCTTACTCACATCGAGGATTGGTTGTGGCAGGATATGCGCCAGGCCAATATCGTGATGTACCCGCAATGGCCCGTGGACAACATGTTTCTGGACTTCGCCAATCCTGTCGCTAAAGTGGTGATTGAGTGCGATGGAGTTGAATTCCACCGCGACCAGGAAAAAGACAATGAGCGGGATTCGCGCCTAGCCGCCCAGGGCTGGACCATTTATCGTGCGCCTGGCTGGTTGTGCCGTACTGAGTTCAATGAGGAAACCAACGAAAAAAGCGAGGCGCGCGAATTCCTTGATGACATTTGCACCAGGCACCGTATCAAACGCAACACCGGGCCGCGCGAATGGGTTCATATCGGGAAAAAGGAGGCGGCATGAATGACCGACAAATGCACATCATGCCAGCACTGGCGCCTAAAGGATGCCGGCCAGATGGCGCGCCAGGGCTTCGCAGCCTGCGCACACGGACCGCGCTGGACATTCCTCGCGTCGGAGCAAACCTGCGCCAAGCACCAGCCGGCGCCAGAGGCAATCACCACTGCCCGCATTACCTGGCTGTCGCGTCACGGGTCATTGAGAGAACGACCAAAGATTGGGAGTTGAGCGTGGGGACTTTGAAAAACAACCTAGGAGAGATCAAATGACATGGTTTTTTGCAGTAATTTCATTGGCCATTTTCTTTGGCATCATTCGGAATCTTTCCGTGTACCTTGTTGGCGTTGCGTTTCTCTATGACAAGCATTTATCGTATACCGATTACGATGCACTCCCTTCCTATGAGTCGATGCTATTTCACCCCCGCCATCAATTCCGATGGACCAAGGCGCAATGGGTGAAGTGGGTGGAAGCCCAAGCATGAACCAGCTAAAGCCCATCAAGCAAAAGACCTGCCGCTGCTGCAAGACCAGCTTCACGCCGTTCTCATCGACCGCGCGCGCATGCTCCCCCCTATGCGGCCTGACGCTGGCCAGAGAGGACCGGGAGAAGCGCGAGAAGAAAGCGAAGGCCGACGAGCGAAAGACGGACAAGGTGAAGCGCGAGAAGCTCAAGAGCCGAAGCGACTGGGCCCGGGAGGCGCAGACCTCGTTTAACGCATGGGTACGGGCCCGGGATACCGGGAATGCTTGCATATCCTGTGGACGGCATCACCAGGGCCAGAACCATGCAGGGCACTACATGAGCGTAGGGGCCCGGCCAGAATTGCGCTATGAACCCTTGAATGTGTGGCTGCAATGCTCACCCTGTAACCTACATCTGAGCGGAAACGCTGTTTTGTTCCGCAAGGCGCTGCTGTCAAAAATAGGGCCAGAGAAGCTGGATTGGCTGGAGGGCCAACATCCTACGCGCCACTATTCCATTGACGACCTGAAATCAATCAAGCAGACCTACTCAGCAAAGGCCAGAGAACTTCAAAGGGAAAACTCATGACCCGTACCGTTTCAATTAGCAAACCTCACATTTTTCTATCCCCGCGATGGGGGTGGGTTTGCTGCCAGGCCAGGACTCGTATTGCGCGCGGTAGAAGCCCCATATCAGCCTACGCTAACTGGCTTTGGGTGAACGCGTGAAATAAATCTCAAAAACTGAGCATTGGCGCTTGCAAAGCTTGGATTCGCGCTACATAATTCAATTCATCAACATCACCAAGGATAGAAATGACCGCAGCAATAGATCAAGATAAATTAGCAAGCATCGCCAGCCTGAAAAAAGGCGGTCATGCGCCGACTGATGGCGAGATGTGCGTGATGGAAGCGGTCGCCTATGTTGCTGGTGAGGCTTGGAGTGATGCGCCACAATGCGCCTGCCCTGTCATAACCGCCTTTCTTGTGTCGTGGAATGACTCGCTTTCAAGTGATGCCGAGCGTGACCGATTGCTTAAGCCATTGATCCCGCTGATCGTCGGGACTCGCAGCAGTAGGGCTGTTGAAGAGCGCCGTAGCTATATGGCACTGGACTGGATGATTCGCGTGTTTACGCCGAAGTGGTTGGATATAGTCCCAGCGCTCCACGAGCAAGCGAAATCTCTGCGGGAACTTAATGACATCGCCGATATGGCCGGCGCGGTAGCGGCTGGCATTAAAGTCAAGGCCGCAGGGGACGCCGCACGGGCCGCCGCATGGGCCGCCGCAGGGGCCGCCGCAGGGGCCGCCGCATGGGCCGCCGTAGGGGCCGCCGCACGGGACGCCGCATGGGCCGCCGCACGGGCCGCCGCAGGGGCCGCCGCAGGGGCCGCCGCATGGGCCGCCGCAGGGGACGCCGCAGGGGCCGCCGCACGGGACGCCGCATGGGCCGCCGCACGGGCCGCCGCAGGGGCCGCCGCACGGGACGCCGCACGGGACGCCGCATGGGCCGCCGCAGGGGCCGCACTAAAGCCGACTACCGAATGGCTGCAAGCCAGTGCATTAAACCTGGTGCGAGAAATGATTGAAGCGAAGTGAAGCCGAAAATAACAAGGCCAAAGCCGGTAAGCTGGCGCCCATCCAGCCAAGCCATGCGAGATTTCTACATCGAGATCGGCGGTGTTCGCTGGCTCAAGCGGATTCTGAACGAGTTGATGGATGCGCGCGCGAAGGGGAAGAAGTGAGCGCCAAGCCAATAGACCCGAACAAGGCCGTTGATTTCATCCTGGCAAACGCTGGGAAGTTTTCGGCCGCCAAGGCTCAGCGGGTTTATTTGGAGGAATTCCGTAAGTCTAAAAAAGCCATGCTGATGGGTGAATGCACCGAGAAGGCCGTCAATGCCCGCGAGCAATACGCCTATGCGCACCCGGACTATCAAGTGCTTTTGACTGGACTGAAAGAAGCCATCGAGATCGAGGAGACGCTGAAATGGAGCCTGACAGCAGCCCAGATCCGCGTTGACATTTGGCGCAGTCAAGAGGCTAGCAATCGCGGACAAGACCGTGCCACCAGATAACCACTAACCGCGCCCGCACTTCACAGGGCGCACAACAAAGAAGGATAAATCATGGATGAAAATAAGTTTTGGCTAGCAATCTGGGCCATTGTCGGCGCGTGCTTTATGTCTATTGTTCTTGGTGTGGCCGGCTATCAAATCAACACCACGAACAAAATTGAAGTGCTTGTGCAGCAAGGGGCCAACCCACTGGAGGCCTATTGTGCAATAAATGGATCAAGACAAACAGATGCTGTTTGTGTGATTTTGGCCACCGGATCGAGGAAATAAATCATGGACGAATTGAAGCTTTTAATCGAGATGGTCGCAAACCTCCCGACGCTTGCCGTCTGGGTACTGGTCGGGTATCTGGTCTACAAAATTGCCGTTATAGGATCGATTTACGGGCTGCTGAGATTTGCGATTGAAAAGCTGCATAGCTGGCTGACAAGCTCGACGCCGAGAAGTTATGACCCCACAAAGTCGGTAAAACTGATCCCGGGTGCTAGCCCAGCTCTAGTGGTCCAGTTGCACCGGATTAAAAAGAATAGCGACTACATCCATGAATCTGATGTGGATTGGCTGAAGAAAGTTCTTGACGCGGCTTTGGTGGATAGGAAGTACTGACATGACCCGCACGCCAAAAATCATAGGTGCCAGGATCATAGAAGTATGCAGCATTGTCGAAAAGCACGGCGTTTGCGGTTCGCCCGAGGTCATGCCGGAGATGGGAATTGAAATGACTAACGTCCTGAAATACCTGTCGCGCGGAGTATCCCATGGGTTCCTGACCGTGGATCGCACGGCAAGGCCGCACCAGTACAAGACTGTCAATGGGTGGCGCGAGAGGATTACGCCAATCACAGGGGCCGTCCCATTAAAGCCGCGCCAGGACCTCGATGTACTGCGAGCTAAGGCCATAGAGAAATCCCGCGAGTTCCGGGCGCGGCAGCGGGCTACGGCTGATCTACCCCACCCAGACCGACAGACCATCACCCAGGTGGCCATAAGCGGTCAGCCTAAATCAATCTGGGATTATGCCCAGCGCAAAGGGGCTGCATGAAAATACTAGAGCGCTACAACACGGCCATTCACACATCAAACCTCAACCCGGACGTAACCACAACATATTCTGACCTTGATGTCATCGGCGCGGCTGGTCTTGCCGCTAGGTATGAGCCAATGGGCGTGGCCTTGGCGCGCATGCTTGGAGGTGGTGGCGACAGTGATGTTGTCGCGGTTATGGCTGAGGCTGCTTTCATCCGGTCTCACAGCATCAAAGGCGGCAGGCTGACACGTCTTCAAGCAGTTGACATATCCAAAGCTGTGTTGGCTTGGTTTAGAAATGGCCGGTGCGACCCGTGCGGAGGAACTGGCGGACGAATTATCCCAGGAACACCATCTTTGGGTGATGATTGTCCGGTATGCAAAGGGACAAGGAAGATCATTTTTGAAACTCAATTCCGCCAAGAATGGCGAGAGATTGCCAGATGGCTATCATCAGAGGTTGAGCGAAGCCAGATTAATGCCGGGCTCATTGCCATGAAAAAGATAGCCCCTACGCTGAATTTGTAAAAATATCCTTGCATTTGTGTAAATTCATGCGCTAGAATTACATCACCAGATAAATTGCCCGATTCGGGCAGAACAAAAGAAATGGGCGCCTTCGAATGGTGAGGTGCCTTCAAATTCAAGCCGCTAACGGAAACGTCATGCGGCTTTTCTGTTTTGCGGGCCTATTGAACAAACTGACCGGACTAGTTCCCAAAGCAATAGCGCCCGCTCTTATTTCCCAACTAAGACCCTGAGGGGTCAGAAAGACAGCCATGAACCCATGTGAATACAAGGTGCGCCCTGTTGTCCGTTATGTCGTCACCGAATACGACAACGCCGGCATCCAAGCGAGCTCTTCGGTTATCGGGGAGTTCGACAGCGAAATATGCGCCGAGAAGGCGCGAGATGCGTTGGATGAGAGGTTTAGGCTCCGTGAATATGTCGCAGTCTGTCAAAAGTTCGTCATTGATACGAAGGCGACGTACTTTCAGACCAAACAAGAGGCGACTGAGTTTTGCGCAAAGCAGCAAGAGCTCTATCAAGAAGAATGGCGGGTATTCAGTCGCTAATCCAGAAAATCCAATTCACCCCGATCATTCCCTACAACCTGTGTAGGCCGGCCACGGGTAAATGGCTGGTACGACCTGGCGCAAAGCAGTAATCGCCCAAACAGGTGACCGCGAACGGCATCACTCAGGCCGCAAGGCTAAGTCCGATGAGTGACTTTAATGACCGGATAAGCCGAAAGGCCCCGAAAGAATCAAAGATGATTGAAAAAAAATCAAAGAATTCAACCGGAATCAAAGGTGGTGCGCGGCCTGGTGCCGGTCGAAAGCCTGGGATCGCCAGCAAAAAAAATGCTGCGCTGCAAAAGGCTGTTGAGGAATCTGGTATCACGCCGCTGCAATACATGCTGGATGTGATGCGGTCGGGCGACGAGACGCCACGGGACAGGCTTGCCGCCGCCCAGGCTGCTGCGCCTTATGTGCATGCCAAACTTTCCAGTGTCGAGGTATCGGGCAAGGATGGCGCGCCGATTGAGTCGGTGACTCGGATTGAACTAGTGGCGATGCGTGGCAACCCTACAGATTGAGCTCCCTGAAAAGCTGATTCCTGTCTTTGATGGGCCGGCTGACGTAAGGGGTGCAGAGGGTGGGCGAGGGTCAGCGAAGACGCGCAGCTTTGCCAGCATGATAGCGGTGCGCGGCTACATCTACGGCAGCGCCGGCATCAAGGGTATATTGCTTTGTGGGCGGCAGTTCATGAATTCGCTGGCTGACTCCAGTTTGGAAGAGGTGAAGCGAGCCATCGAGGCTGAGCCAGTCTTGAAGGCATGGTACGACATCGGCCAGAACTACATCCGCAGCCGATGCGGGAAGATTGAATTCGCTTTTGTTGGCCTAGACCGGAATATCGCCAGCGTCAAGAGTAAGGGGCGCATCCTGATTTGCTGGGTCGATGAGGCCGAGCCAGTCACTGATGAGGCCTGGAGTACGCTAATCCCCACGCTCCGAGAAGAGGGTGAGGATTGGAACGCCGAGCTATGGGTGACTTGGAACCCGAAGCGCAAAAAAGCAGCGGTGGAGAAGCGATTCCGTTTTGCGACTGACCCACTCATCAAGGTCGTTCAACTCAATTGGCGCGATAACCCGAAGTTTCCGGCGAAGCTGGAGCGTGACAGGCAGCGCGACATGATCGAGCGGCCAGATCAATACGAGCACATCTGGGAAGGTGATTACGTCGGTGTGGTTGAGGGCGCTTACTACGCCAAGAGCATTACCCTTGCGAAGGCTCAAGGACGGATAGGCCGAGTGGGCGCAGACCCGCTCATGACTTACCGGGCCTTTTGCGACATTGGTGGAACAGGTCAGCGAGCCGATGCCTTCACGATCTGGGTAGCTCAATTCATCGGCAAGGAAATCCGGGTTCTCAAGTATTACGAGGCGGTGGGTCAGCCGGCCGCAAGCCACATGCAGTGGCTGCGCGAAAACAGCTTTATCGGTGCGAATACAACTATCTGGCTGCCGCATGACGGCGATGCGCAAGACAAGGTGATTGATACCTCGTACCGCAAGTCATTTGAAGACGCTGGATACGCCGTTGAAGTTGTGGCGAACCAGGGCAAAGGGGCGGCAATGGCGCGCGTCCGCTCTGGCCAACGAATGTTCCCGTCAATGTGGATAGATGCCGACGGATGCGATGCCGGGCTTGAGGCTATCGGCTGGTATCACGAGAAAAAAGACGCGGTTCGGGATATTGGGCTTGGGCCTGAGCATGATTGGTCGAGCCATGGCTCGGACTCGTTCGGCTTGATGGCCATTGTGGCCGAGGCGATTGGCGGTGCCACCTTGGCAGCCAAGCCGATTGAATACAAAAAAAGGTATCTTGCATGAAGAAGATGGATGACGAAACCCTGCTGAGCCAATTGCAGGCACTGGAGCAGGATTCGGCCGCCTTCACATGGGGGCAGCTTGGCCAAGAGCGCGAGCGGGCGATGAAGGAATACTTCCGTCAGCCCTACGGCACCGAGCAAGAGGGCTGGTCGAGCATCGTCACATCCGAGGTGCAGGACACTGTTGAATGGATTCTCCCGTCGCTGCTGAAAATCTTCACGAGCACCGATCAAGCCGTCAGCTTTGAGCCGACCAAGGCCGAGGATGTCAAGGGCGCGGAGCAGGCCACCGATACCTGCAACTACGTTTTTTACAAACAGAATAATGGTTTTCTGGCGCTTTACACGGCATTCAAAGACGCTTTGTTGGTGAAAAACTGCGCGGTGATGTGGCGCAAGGAAACCAAGCGCACCAAGGAAGTTACGCCGGCCCAGGGTGCAACCGCCGAGATGCTGGCCATGCTGATGCAGGAGGCTGGTGAAGATGCTGAGATAGAAGGCGCGACCCCACTTCCGACTCAACCAATGATGGGACCGCAAGGTCCTATGCTGGACATGCTGACGGGTCAGCCAGCGATGGGGCCTCAGCTCTATAACGCGCGCATCGTCAGCTACAAAGAAAAGACCAAGATCAAGATCGAGGCGTTCCCGCCCGAGGACTTGTTGATCAAGCGCGACTGGACAAGCCCGCTGCTGGATGAGTGCCCCTATGTGGCGCGCAACCTTCGCGTGTCGCTGTCTGATGTGCATGAAATGGGGTTCAAGGATGTGACCGCATCCGAGTTGCAGGGCTCAAACGATGCGGCATTCAGTGCGGATGCATCGTTCCGCCAGAACCGGGCCAACTCTGCCGATGTGACCGCCGACAACACCTTGTTCAATACCGACGACGAGAGCCGCACAGAGGGTTATCTGCGGCTTGAGTACGTGCTGGTTGACTATGACGGCGACGGCATCAGTGAGCGCCGCTGTATCTATCGACTCAAGGACAAGATTCTCAGCAATGAGGAATGCGCCCAGGTTCCCATCGCCACCGCTTCACCAATTTTGGTTGCGCATCGCTGGGACGGCATGAGTATTGCCGAAACGGTAAGCGACCTGCAACAACTCAAGACCGAGCTGACGCGGCAGATGCTGAATAGCGCTTATTTGGCCAACAGTCCGCGCACCGAGGTCTTGACCGATGCCAATGGCGCACCCTATGCCAACATTGATGATTTACTGGACAGCCGGCCTGGTGGCTTGATCCGAAAGAGCCGGGAAAATGCCCTGGCGCAGAACATCACGCCTTTCGTCGGCGGCCAGATGCTGCCGTTGCTGGATTACGTGGACACCATGGGCGAGCGCCGGACCGGCGTTTCGCGTGCCCAGCAGGGTTTGGACACCAACACACTGCGCAATGACCGAACTGCGGTCGAAGTGCAGCAGACGGCCAACGCCGCCCAGGCTCGCATTGAGTTGATTGCCCGCATCTTCGCTGAAACCTTGCTCAAGCCGATTTTTCAGGGCATTTTCAAGCTGCTGACCGATGGCGAGATGGAGAAGATAGCCTTCCGTCTGCGCAATGAGTTCGTTGAGTACGACCCAAACGAATGGCGCGACGGTTACGACATGACGATCAATGTGGGACTTGGCACTGGCGACAAGATGCAGCAGCAGGGCGCGCTGCAGGCCATCTTCCAGAACCAAATGGGCCTGTCACAGACGCCTTACGGCCAGTTATTGATCAGCCCGGATGCGATTTACCACACCCAGGCCAAACTGGTAGAGAACGCCGGCTTCAAGAATGTTGGCGATTTCTTCCAAGACCCCAAGGGCCAGAAGGTTCAGCCGCCACAGGCTCCGCCGGACCCAGCCATTCAGATTGAACAAATGAAATTGCAGGCTGGCGCCCAGAAGTTTCAGGCCGAAAGCATCCAGAAGCGCGAGCAGGCGCAGGAAGATCGCAGCTTGCAGGCCCGGGTAGATCAAAACCGCCAGGAATGGGAGGCGCGCCAGAAGGCATTGGAGCAGCAGGGCGAGGCCCAATTGGCTCAGCAGCAAATGCAGTACGACGACATCAGGCACCAGCGCGAGATGGAGTTCAAGCGCTGGGAGAAAGAGCTTGAAGCGTCCGTTCGCATCGAGACCGCAAACATCAGCAGCAAATCCAAGCTCACCGATGCAGCCACGTCGACCGCGACGAATGAGATAGCCAATGAGGTACAGCAATGACCGACGGTGAATCCATCCAGATGGCGCATAACGCGGCCATGGTGCTGGACAACGAGGCCTACACGACCGCCATGGATTCCATGCGCGTCCAGGTGGTGCAGCAGTGGAAGGATTGCCCCATCCGCGACAAGGAAGGTGCTTTGCTGCTGCTGCAACTCGCCAAGCTGACCGATAAATTCGACGCCATCCTGCGTGGTTACGTCGAGGGTGGCAAGCTGGCTCAGCACAGGATAGACCTAGATTCTGAGCGCAACGAGAGCCGCACACGCGGACTGATCAGGCGCGTCCTGTAATCCATTCCGGCGATCACCCGCCATTTAGCGTCCGCTGAGAAGCGCCGCAATCCCTTCTGGTGACTGGAGGGGGGATTTTGTTTGAAAGCACACACCATGGAAAACGGACAAGCCGAATCCGGCCCCGAAAACCTTGATGACCTGGCAAGTTTTCTGGTCGATAACCCACGGGCCGACACCGACGAAGACAAGCCAAACGCCGAGGAACCCTCAGACGAGGACAACTCCGAAGACGAAAACCCAGACGACGCACCTGCTGACGAGGAAGATGAAGAATCCGAATCCGAAGACGCCGAAAAGCAGACCAGCGGCCTCAAATTCAAAGTACCCGTCAAAGGCGAGGACGGCACTGAATCGATGGTTGAAGTCGATCAGAAGGAACTCATTGCCGGCTACCAGCGGCACAGCGACTACACCCGCAAGACCATGGAACTCGCAGACCGCGAGCGCACAGTTACGCAGCGGGTGGCGCAAGAGCTGCAGCAGGGCCAGAGCTACTACGTTGAGCAGGCGCAACTCGCGCAAGCGGCAGTTCGGCAACTCGCCGGCCTGCGCAGCCCGCAAGAGATGGCTCAGCTCGCGCAAGTGGACCCGGCCGCCTGGGTGCAAGAGCAGCAGCGCACAGCAGCCATCCATGGCGTGATGCAGCAGCTTGAGCAGGGCATGCAGCACGAGCGCCAGCAGGTGACGCAGCAGCAGGCGCAAGACAAGGCCGAGCAGTATCAGCGCGCCTGGGTTGAATTGGGCAAGGAAGGCATCGACAAGCCAAAACTGGCCAAGATATTCGACACGATTGGTAAGACCTACGGCGTCGCCGCCGAGCGCTTCGCCAATGTCGATGACCCGGCCGTGGTCCGAATCATGCGCGATGCGGCGGCCTATGCCGAGCTGAAAGAAAAGCGCGCGGCAGTGACGAAAAAAGTGCAGGAGGCACCAAAACTACCGGCCCCGCGCCAGAGCGTGCCAAAAAACGAACAGCGAGCCAAGTCCATCAATCAGCGCTTTGCCACCGGCAAGGCCAAGCTGGGCGACCTCGCTTCCTACCTCGAAAACATGTAATTTAAGGAGTCCTCATGGGCGCACCTACCAATACCTATACCCGCTACACGGCGGCAACCAACGTCCGCGAGGACTTGATCGACAAGATCACCCAGACCAACCCCGAGAAGACGCCCATCGTGTCGGCATCCGGCACGGGCACGGCGGAAAACACCTACCACGAATGGCAGCGCGACAACCTGCGCGCGCCCAACAAGGACAACGCAGCGATTGACGGTGATGACGCCGTGGCCAGCGCCAAAGTACCGCCTGTCCGCGTCGCCAATTACTGCCAGATCGTGCAGGACACCATCAGCGTATCGGGTCGTGCCGAGCGGGTCAAGAAAGCCGGCATGAAGTCGGCCATGGCCTACTACAAGGCCAAAGCCTACAAAGAGCTGCAGCGCGATTTGGAAGCCATCGTGGTTTCGTCCAATCCAGCCGTTGCTGGCTCCGGTGCCGCCGCCTCCAAGGCCGGTGGCTTGGGCGTGCTGCTTTACAGCAATGCCCAGCACGGCGCAGGCGGCAGCACCACGGCACACACCTCTGGTGCTCCACTGGTGGCTCCAGTGGCCGGCACGCCTCGCGCATTCACCGAGGCCATCCTCAAGGCCGGCTTGCAGGCCACCTACATCGCAGCCGGCGACATTCCGAATGCGGTCTACCTGTCGCCGCTCCACAAGAGCGTGTTCAGCGCCTTTGCTGGTATCGCGGTCAACCGCAACCAGGTGAAAGATAAGAAGCAAGCCAGCATCGTTGGCGGCGCCGATGTCTACATGAGCGACTTTGGTGAGCTGGAAATCGTCCCGCACTACATCATGGCCGGTTCCACCAATGTGTTCGCGCTGCAAGCTGAATACATCGACATGGTTTACCTGCGCGGCTTCCAGTCGGCCGCATTGGGCAAGTCCGGCGACTCGATGCGCGAGCAGGTGCTGACCGACGTCACTGTGCGCGTCACCTCCGAGATGGCTCAGTGCAAGCTCGCTGACCTGTCCGGCGGCTAATCCGTCTTTCTCGCAACCAAAAGCCACCCCTAACCCGGGTGGCTTTTTCATGGAGCATCCAGCATGGGAAAGCGCGGATTTGAAGAAAACGCCGTAGTGGATGAAGGCTTCGACCAAGCCACAGGCATACACACATCGTTGTCTTTCGAGGGCGACGAGTTGATCACGAAAAAGAGCTGGGACGCCGAGCCGCATTTGCAGCACGCCGCCCATGCACGCCAGTCAACTGCCGGCAAGCGATGGGGTGAAGGCCGACTGATTGGGCACATTCCGCCTGCTTTTTACGCGCAAATCTTGGTCATCAAAGACAAGGATGAGCGCAAGAAGGCCGTGAAGTGCTTCTTTGCCGATAACCCGGCCTTCATCATGTTCGACAGGTACAAGCCTTGATCACCGATTACGCATCCTTGCAGGCGGCGGTTGCATCCAGCGTTCACCGCGTGGGTGACACACAATTCACCGCCGAACTGCCGCGCTTCGTGCAGATGGCCGAGATGGATATATTCCGCAATCTGCAAATTCGGCAGACCGAATCTATGGTCACGGGAACGACCTCTGGTGCGATGATTGTGATACCCATTGGAATGGATGCCATCGAACGCCTTTCCATCAGTGCCTATGGTCGTGATTTTTCGCTGGACTACACCTCGCCGAATGGCCTGGAGTACCTGAGCTTCCCGAATCTGAGCAGCCGCTACACGATTGAAAACGGCGCGATCCGCTTGCTCGCTCCACCTGCTGGCAATTACACCTACACGCTTTATATCGTTCCCAACATGGCGCCGCTGAGCGTCGCTAACCCAACGAACTGGCTGATTCTCAACGCGCCCGATGTCTACCTCTACGGCACGCTGCTGCAAGCCGCAGCCTGGACAAAGGACGGCGAAGAGTCGGCGCGTTGCGCTCCTTTCTATGCGCAGGCCATAGAGTCGGTTCGCAATCAAGACGCGCAACGGCGATTCCCTTTGTCTGGCGGCCTACAAATCAAACCAAGAGAGGCCCGCTAATGGCATTAGAAGTTGGCACCTACATCAGTGACTTCGTAGTCACGAATCCGACCAGTGGCGACCCCAAAGCCCAAGGCCCAGGTCACTTCCAACTGATCAAATCCTGCACTCGGAACACGTTCCCGAATGTCACTGGGGCGATGACTGCTACGCATGTTGAGCTGAGCTATTCGGTTGGTTTGACCGGCCTGATTCAAGCCCAGATCAATTCCGAGATTGCTGCGCGCACTGCCGCTGACCTGCTCAAAGCGGACAAGGCCGGCGTGACGTTCACTGGAACGGTGCTTCTTCCGGCCCAGGGGGCCAATCCAGCTGAGGCCGTGCGCAAAGACTACGCCGACGCACTATCTTTTAGCTCGGCACTCCCGGGCCAGGCAGGCAATGCCGGCAAGTTTGTGACGACCAACGGCGCGACAGCAAGTTGGGCCGCTATTCCTGCGCCGGTCGGCTCAATCCTCTACCTCTACTCACTTTACGGAGCCCTATAAATGGCAGCCAATACAACGCCTGTTTTTCCCATAACGCCCGTCGTCACGGTCGGCAAGACTTTGCTGACGGCCAACACGGCCAAGGATGGCACTGGCACGGTTGTTACGCTCTACACGGCAGGCGCCAACGGCTCCAAGCTCAATGGCGTGCAGATTGCCTACACCGGCACCAGCGTCGCGACAGTGCTGCGCTTGTTTGTCAATAACGGGGCTACGCCTACTACGGCAACCAACAACTCGTTGTATCAGTCCATCACCATTCCGGCAAACACGCTGAGCGAGGTGGCAGCGGCAGTTGATATCAACTACCCACTGAGCCTAACACTCCCGGCAAATTACACACTGCTGGCCACTATCGGCACCACGATTGCGGCAGCGATTGCAGTCACGGCATCTGGAGGTGATCTGTAATGTCTGATCCTTTTCAGGCAGCATCCCAGGGCGGGCTAACTCGTAAGTTCCAGGAATTTACAACCACCGGCACATTCATACCGTCCGCCAAACTTCTGGCGGCTGGTGGCGTGGTCGAGCTTGATCTGCGTGGGTCGGGTGGTGGTGGCGCAAATAATGGAGGCTCAATCGGAGCCGGCGGAGGTGGATCTAGCAAAAAGCGCGCGTTCGTGGTCGTCAGTGGCGCCGTGACCGTCACCATAGGCAGTTCAGTTGCGCAGAACACCGATGGTATTGCTAGTAGTTTTGGCAGCATTACTGCCGTAGGCGGGAGTAGAGGCCAAGGCCAAGCTGGTGGTGGCAGTGGCGCTCAAGGTATGCCTGGCAATTCCGGCAGCAACACGGGTGGCTTCAATGGCATTGGCGGCGGCGATGGCGGTGGCTCAGCAGGTGGTGCAACTGGCGGCGCTGGCCAACCCAACACCGGCGGCGGCGGTGGCGGCGGTAACTCGACTGGCGGCGCATCGGGCTCGGGCTATTGCCTCGTCACCTGGTGGGAGTGATCTCATTAATCGGGAGGTAGATCGATGATCACGACAATCAAGAAAACTGGCAATGGTGTGAATAAAGACCTGTTGCCGAGCGAGCTGCTTCCGGGGCAATGGTCGGACTGTCTCAATGTTCGCTTCCGCAATGACTTTGCTGAGAAGTTTCGCGGCATTCAGCAGGGTTACAGCACGCCACTGGTTGCGCCCTATTGGCTGCAGACCTACATCAGCGCTACGACTCGCTACGCCTTCTATTCCGGCCTCGCGCGCGCCTTTGTTGACGATGGAGTGACGCGAACCGAGGTGACGCGCTTTGGTGATGGTGTCGGCATCGCATCCATCACATTCGTGGGGACGGCGGCAACACTAACCGTTGCGGCGCCACACGGCCGGACAACTGGCGACACTGTGAACGTGTATCTGGCAGCCCCAAATTCCTACAACGGAACATTTGTCATCACGGTGAGTGCGTCGCTGGCAACGCCAGTCAATTCGCTTTTTTCCACTTTGCCCGCAGGCGGCACTTTGGCGGCCGGGACTTATTGGTATCGCGTATCGGCATTTAATAGCGTTGGTGAAACCCTAGCCAGCACCGAAACCAGCCAAATCACCGTCGGCGCAACCAGCACCGTTACCGTGAACTGGGGCGCTGTTGCTGGTGCTACTGGCTACAAGATTTATGGCCGAACCACAGGTGCAGAGTTGTTTATCGCGTCTGTTGGTGCTGTGACAACCTACACCGACACCGGGGCCATTGTTCCGGCCGGCGCGCTCCCGGTTACGAACAAGTCATCGCCGGGCTTTACCTACACGATGCTGACGACGCCGGCAACGAATGCCACGCTGACAGGCGCTTACTCCACCAATACGACCTCGAATTTTACGGGGGCACGTGACGATCAGATCACGGGTGGCGTCTTGAATGGCGTACTGGTCATGAACAATCCAGTAAATGGCTTGTATTACTGGGGTGGCGATATTGCGACCAAGCTGCGCAAGGTGCCAAATTACACGAACATCGCCGATGCGGCGCGGCCATTTAAAAACTACATCGTGTTTCTTGGCTCAACCGTCAGCGGCGTGAAAAAACCGCATAACGTGGCATGGAGCAAGGCGGCTGAACCCGGCGCGATTCCGGTGGAATTCGTCTCCACGCCGACCAATGATGCCGGTAATGTCGATCTTGCCGAAACACCCGGGCAGATGGTGGATTGCATGCCTTTGGGCAATGTGAACATCATTTACAAACAGGACTCGCGCTACTCGATGCAGTACGTCGGAGGGAATGATGTTTTCGCCTTCCAGCGACTGCCTGGAAACGATGGATTGTTGTCCAGGGGCTGCGTCGTCAACACACCAAAGGGCCACGTATTTCTGTCGAATGGTGATGTGAAGGTCCACAACGGCGGCGACGCAACCAGTATTGCCGACGGACGCATCAGAAAGTGGTTGTTCGACACCATGGATAGTGCCAATGCGCAGCGATCTTTTTTATGCCTGAATCCGCAAAAAACAGAGGTCTGGGTGTGTTTCCCGTCCTATGGTCAGGCCGATTGCGACACCGTCGCGGCTTGGAATTGGGAGTCAGATACATGGGGAATTCGCACCGCGCCGGCCATCACATGTGCGGCCACCGGATTGCTGTCTTCCGCCTTGACCGTAGGCTCTTGGGCTGCTGACACGGATTCATGGGAAAGCGACATCACCACATGGTCGGAAAATGAATACAGCCCCAATGAATCGCGGCTTATTCTCGGCACCTCCGCGCCATTGATGGGGCTTGCAGAAACCGGCACCACTGATTTCGGGGCAACCCTTAGTTGGATGCTGGAAAAGCAAGGTATCCAGCTGGATGACCCGGATTCAATCAAAGTCTTCTCGGCGTCTCGGCCGCAGTTCGCCGCAGTAGCCGGGACGCAGGTTCAGATACAGCATGGCTCGGCCATGACCGCAGACGGCAATCCGGTTTACACCGCGCCAGTGACCTATACGGTGGGCACTGACAACTGGGCAAATGCCTTTTCTCAGGGCGGTCGTTACCTAGCCTACAAACTGAGCAGCAGCAGTTTGCAGCCGGTTGCCCTGCGATCCTATGACATCGACTTCACGAAAGGCGGCCGGTTTTGAGCACCTATGTCCCAGGACAAGTCCCCGACGATCCGGCCGCGTTGCCGGATTTTTTACGCCGGGAGTTTCTTGCCATGAAACAGGCGCAGGAGCGAGCACAGATATTCATTCGGCTGCAGCCGACAACTGTTGCCCCAGCGAAATACCAGGATGGCGACATTTACGAAGCTAAGGCGCCATGGAATCCCGGGGCCGGCGATGGGCTTTACATCAGGAGGGTCGACTCATGGATTCTCCTAGGCTGATTCCTGAAACTCTGCGTGATCGGGTTGAAAACTTGCAAGAAGCGTACAGCAAGAGGCCGCAGGTTGATTGCCCAGTCCGACATTACTTTGCGCCTGGTGTTTTTGCGCGCGAAATTACGATCCCCAAGGGTACAGCCTTGTTTGGCGCTGTCCACACAACAGAAAACCTCGCCGTGCTGTCCGCTGGCCGCCTGCTGTTGGTGACCGATTCAGGGCTTGTTGAGGTAAGCGCGCCGCACATCCTGACTGTCAAGCCCGGGACGAAGAATGCCGCCGAGGCGCTGGAAACATCAGTCTGGACCAATTTCTACCCAAACCCTGAAAACGAAACCAATCTTGAAAAGCTAGCCGAGAGATTCACGGAATCCACGGCCAGCGACCTGCTTGGCGGATCGACCAACAAACAACTATTGCAAGCGCAAGAAAGAAAGGACAGCTTATGTCATGGGGAATAGTCGCAAGTGTTGCCGCGCCGGTCATCGGCGGCCTGATGGGCGGTCAGTCTTCGGGCGGCCAACAGCAAAGCAAGCAAGAGCTTGACCCACGCATGCAGAAAATTCTGTACGGCGGTGATGGCGATACCGGTCTGTTGAATGATGTCAACGAACTGCGCAAAAAACAGCTCGCGCAAGGTGGGTTAAATCCCATGCAGACTGCCGGCCTGGAGATGCAGCGTCAGACACTGATGGACCCACGTTATACGCAAGGCTATGACCAGATGCGACAACAGGGATCAAGCCTCATGGGCCAAAAAGTAGCGAGCAATCCTTTTTCAGGCGGTTACCAGGGCGGCACCAACTTTTCTCCGAATCTTGGAATGACCGGCGGCGCCAACGGATCGCAGCCGCAAGGCATGCCACAGATGCAACAGCAGCCGCTCTATCAGCAGAACTCAGCCATGGCCGGAGCGATGCAGCCCATGAGTGCGCCATCTGCGAACACAGCGCCAGCGCCGCAGTCACAACCCACGCCATCGCCAATGGATGACATGTTGCGGCAATTGGCGGAAGAACGGCTAGCCTACCAGCGTACCGACGGCCAGGGAACGCGCAACTACGGCGGGGGGCGCTAATATGCCAATGACTATAGGCGGTCAGACCTACTCTGACGACCAGATCAAACAGTTTTATGCTGGCGGCGGGAACGACTCGCAGTTTTTGCAGCAAAACGGGATGACGGACCAAGGCCAGATGCGTGATTTGGCAATGCAGGGGCGCGGCATTGCTGGTTCGGCCAATGCGACGGGTGACGCCGCAGTTCAGCAGAATTTCCAGCGCTATCAGCAGTACAACCCTAATGGCGCAAACGTCAACAACTATCAAGCCTGGGCTCAGGAACAAGACCCAGCATCGATAGGCGCGATGCGTGCAGGAACTTTTACGGGCGCAGCTGTTTCGCCAAAGGACTACGCTCCGGGCGGAATCTATGGCCCAGGGAGTGCATCGTACGGTAAGCCCGGCTACGCTAGCGGACTGGGCGCCCAGGGCAATGGTGGCGGCTGGGGTAGTGGCAATGCGTCGGGGGGTGGCGGTCAATCCGGCGGAGGTGGCGGTTCTAGTAATCTCGGCTTTGGTGGCGCTGGCTCCTACGGCGGATCGTCCGGCGGCCAGGGCGGCGGCCCAAATCCCTACCTCTCGTCGATGGCCGATGACATTGGCCGGCGCAGCAATCAGGCTCTTGGATCGGCCTTGAATGGAATCCGTGGCAATTCCGTGGCGACTGGTGGCCTGGGTGGATCGCGCCAGGGCGTTGCCGAGGGTACGGCCATCGGAAATGCACAAGACACGCTGCAAGGCAATCTGGCTAATCTCTACGGCACCGACTGGACCAACGGCCAAAACCGGAATCTCCAGTACTACAACACCAACACGAATGCGGCGCTGACGAATCAGGGCCAGATGCAAAACTTCTACTCGACCAATCGAGGGCAGGACTTGCAGCAATTGGGCCTTGGCGCTCAGTTGTTTGGCCAGGGTAACGCTGGCATGCTTAGCCAAGGCAAGGGCATCTACGGAATAGGCAACACCCAGCAAAACGCACCATTTGGCGTCATCAACAACGCCAACGGAGCCATCAGCCCCTATACCGGCTTCGGCGCGACCAATACACAGACCGGCCAGCAGGGCGGTGGTTTCAATGGCATGGTTGGTGGTGCGCTCTCCGGTGCGCAAATTGGCAAAAACTTGGGGTTTGGTGGTAGCAGCAGCTATGGAAATAGTGAGCCTTATCCCGGCTATAACGCATCCATCGGAATGTAAGGAAAAATCATGGCAGGATTGCTTGGTGATGGATTTGACGACCCGCAAAGTCAAATGATGATGGGGCTGGCGCAAGGATTGCTCTCCGCGCGTGGCGGCGCTGGGCTGGCTGCGGGGCTGGGCAACATGCAGGCGGTGCGCCAGCAGGGCTTGCAAAACAAGCTGCTCAATGCGCAACTGGCAAATTACTCCAGCGAGATTGATGCGCGCAAGCTGGCCGGCGTGAAGGATGCGCGCCAGCAGGCCTTGATCGAATCGATGTTTGGCGGAGGTGCTCCGGCCCAGGACGCCGTACCAGCCACGGGCGGGCAGACCTCTGCGCCTCCCGGAGCGGCTACAGGCGTCGGCGGCTATGCCAGCGGCGGCAATGGATCGGCATCCTCGCTAATCCAGGCGGCTCGGCAATACGGCATTCCGGACCAGGCCATTCAGTCGGACATGGTTTTCAATGGCGGCAAGGGCATTGCTGCAATGCTTGAAAAGCATGGGGCGCGTGACATTCAAGTGTCTAACGGCTACGCCTATGACAAAAACAAGATGGGCGCTGGCTATCTGCCTCAACTCAACATCAGCAATGACGGCAAGGCTACGCAAGTTCAGATTGGCTCAGATGGGAACCCAATAGTCTCGGCTCCGCGCGGCGCGCCAGAAACCTTCGGCACTTACCAGGGTATTCAGGCTGGCATCAAGTCGGCCAACACGCCCATCAAGGTATTCAATCCGCAGACGGGTCGTGAGGAATTCACCACTGAGGGGGCGGTAGTCGGCGGGCAGCGCGGCGCGCCAGCTTCTCAGGCCTCGCCAGGATACGCCAACGACGCCCAGATGCGCGCCACCGCAGGCGGCGACATGGGCGCAGACCCGGCCGCCCTGGCGCGTGAGATAAAAGCAACGAAAAACAGCATGATGCAAGCCAATCTGGACGCGCCATCTAAGGCGATGCTTCAAGCGCACATGGCAGATTTGCAACGTCAAGCAGCGAACTTGCCGCCGACAAGAATGGCTACGAATGGTGCTCAGCAGCCTGCGCCACAATCTGGCAACTATGCGGCCGGTCCTTCGCAGATCGAGGCGGCACAGGCAAAGGCCAATGAGGCGCGGCTGGTCGATACAGCTAAAGCTGACGTTGGCCGAGACAGCAGCAAGCAGCAGGCCGGAAAACTTTATGGGCAGCTCACGGCAGGTGTGGACCGGGCAATTGATCTGCTGAAACAGGGGCCAACTGCGAGCGGTGCCGGATCACTGATGGATAGCACGGCCAATTTCTTTGGCGGCTCGACCAAGGGCGCTGACGTAGCCTCGCAACTGGATACCCTATCGGGCTGGATGACCGCCAATGTCCCGCGCATGGAAGGACCGCAGTCTGACAAGGATGTGGCGCAGTACCGCATCATGGCCGGCACCGTTGGCGACCGCACCAAGCCAATTTCTCAGCGGCTGGCGGCAGCGCAGGAGTTGAAGTCTCTGCAATCCAAGTATGCTGAATTAAATGGTGGTTATGCCAGTTCAGGCGGCGCCACTGGTGACTTTGGCGATAAGCCTGCACGCAGCGCAACTCCACCGCCAACAGCCATGAAGGGAATGGTGCGCGGTGGCTACAAGTTCAAGGGTGGCGACCCATCCAATCAAGCGAATTGGGAGCAACAATAATGGCAGGACCATGGGAAGAATACCAGCCGCAAAAGGCTGGCGCAGAAGGTCCATGGCTGGACTATCAGCCCGCGACTGTCACGGCAGGTAAAGCCATCAACCGCGGCCTCTCTGATATTCCGCGCCAGATCGGCCTAACCGCACGCTATGCGTTGGAAGGTCCGGCTCAGGCGGCTCAGATTGTCACCGAGCCTATCGCCGGGTTGATGCGCTCGGCTGGAATCAAGACAAAATCGATCGGAGAGATGGCTACCGGGCTGGCCGACATGATTGGCCTACCGCAACCCCAAGATCCGTATGAGCGCGTCATCGGCGATGCGGCTCGGCTCGTAGCTGGCGCTGGCGGCATGGCTGGGGCGGCCGGCGCAGCGGCTTCCCGCCTATCAGGGATGGCGGGAACGGTAGCTTCCGGCTTGGCGGCCAACCCCACACAACAACTAAGCGCGGCGGCCGGTGCTGGGTTGGCGGGCGGTGCATCCAAGGAGGCGGGCGGCGGGGCGCTGGCGCAAACCACCGCGTCTCTGGCTGGTGGTGTTCTGGGTGGCCTGGCCCCTGGTGGCATCGCCAGCGCGGTCAATGCTGGGCGCCAAATGCTGACTCCAGCCTTGAGTCCGCAACAACTTGACATTCAACTGAGCGCGGTATTGGAACGGGCAGGAACGGATTACAGCCAGCTCGCGCCTCAGGTTCAGCGCCAATTGCGCAATGAACTTGCGGGATCGCTGCGCGCTGGCCGCGAGGTTGACCCACTTGCCGCAGCGCGCTTGGCAGACTTCCGCACTGTTGGTGCAACGCCGACGCGCGGCATGGTTTCGCAAAACCCAGTGCAGATTACCCGCGAGCAGAATCTGGCTAAGATGGGTGCGAACTCGGCAGATGACCAGTTGCATGGCCTGCCGATGATGCAAAACCAGAACAATGCCACCCTGATTGGCCGGCTCAATGACCTGGGAGCCAGAAGCGAAACGGCACCTATTGTGGTCGGCCGGATGGTGCAGGACCGCGTGAACGCCACCAATACGGCGCTGGGTGCGGCAGAGCAAGGCGCATGGGATGCCGCCAAAACCTCGCCAGGCTACAAACAGCCAATCTTTCCCGATGGCTTGAATGCCATCAATCGGGCGCTAGGTGAAGAGGGGCAAATGGGTTTCATCGCCAAGCCAATCACCGACTACATGGCGGCTTTTCAGACCGGCCGGCAGCCGTTCACACCTCAGCACTATAAAAACCTACGCTCACTGCTTTCTGGTGAGCTTGCCAAAGGCGGCAATGAGGCGGCAGCCGCACGAACGGCCATCAATGCGTTAGACGCCACGCCCATCAGCCCACTGACGCAAACAGGTCGCGATATTGGGTCGGTGCCGGTCACGCAAGACTGGGCAGCTCAGTTGCGCGGCATTGATGCTCAGCCCAATGACGCCATCAACTCAATCAACCAGGCGCGCGCGGCGACTGCGGCCAAATACCGCTATCAAGACAGCTCGCCACTGGTGCGCACGGCGCTTTCAGATGCGCGCACGGCCGACCCGGAAAAGATCGCGCAATCCTTCATCCTGAATGGCACCGTAAATGATGCACGCGCGGTGGCTAACGAAGTCGGCGCACAAGGCGCTCCAATGATTCGGGATGCCCTGGCCACCCACATCAAAAAGCAGGCACTCAGCGGCGCTGCGGATGAAGTCGGCAAGGTTTCTCAATCACGACTCAATGCAGCCATCAACAAGATTGGCGAAGAAAAGTTGGCGATGTTTTTCAGTCCGGAGGAAATAGCTCAACTACGGGCGACCGGCCGCGTGGCGAGCTACATGCAGAACCAGCCCATGGGATCAGCGGTGAATAACAGCAACACTGGCGCCCTGCTGCTTGGGCGTGGCATGGATCTGTTGAACAAGATGCCGGTAGTTGGCCCTATGGTCGGACCTGCGCTCAGAAACATCAATATCAGTCTACAGCAGCGTCAGGCGGAAAACATCCTTCCGGGGCTGCTGGCAAATCAACCCAAGCAACCGCTGGCACCTAGTCTTTTGCTGCCAGGCATGGCAGTTGGCGGCGGGCTGCTTTCTCAATAGACAGTGACTTCTTGCGCTCACGTTCAAGGTACTGGTCCACGGCGCGGCGGACATGCTCGGAAACGGATATTCCGGTTTGCCCTGCCAGTTCCTTTAGGTGAAAAACAGACGGATTCGATAAATAAGTGTTGGTGCGGATCATGCATCTAATATACACTAGCATCACTATGAAAAAATCCTACATGCTGAAACTTGCGTTTGCACTCGTAACCGTGGCGTTTATCACTGCTTGCGGTGGCGGCGAGGTGGCCAGTGCGGCTCAGCCATTGAAAATCTACGCGCAGCCAAGTGACCGGACCATTCCTACCGTTGGCTATGACGCACAGATGCGAATCAAAACGTCTGGTCAGCCGCTGCCCGATGTTGTTACTGATGTAGCCCAGCAAGCGGCCATGGGTTCTGCCGTCATCTTGACGGTTGGCGGAAAAACTCAGTGGCACCTTGACCGCCTACCTGTGCTTCTGGCAGAAGCAAAGAAGTACCCGAACTTTGAGTGGGTCTACGTGTACGACGAGCTTTGCTTGCGCATGCCACTCGACGCGCCATGCGAAGAAAAGGCTGCGGTAATACAGGCTGCACAGCTGATCCGCGCTGCTGGCTTTAAGGTGCTTGCCACGTATTTCCCTGACACCGTGATGCACCCTGGATTTGATGCTTCCATCCTTCCATACCTCGATGGCATTGCGCTTGATGTGTACCCGTCTATCCGCATCAGCAATGAGCTTTACGGTTGCAGCTACGGCAACAACATTCTTGAAAATGTCCTGCGCTGCAACGTTGCAAAACTCCGGGCACTCGGCTTCAACGGGATGACCGGCTACATCTGGCAAGCCTTCGCCCGCCATGCTGAGCCGCTTGAAGTCAGCATTGCGCATGCGAACTTGCAGCGCCCAGTGATTGATGCCGCAATGCGCGGCGAGTACGATGTGCAGGCAGTCATGCCATGGGGACTCTACATCGGGGCCATCGAACAGCAGCTTGAATCAGATATAAACCCGCTCGGCGGCACGCCCTATGAGTACCTTGTGACCCCCTAAATTCCAACCGCTCCGGCGGTTTTTTCACGCCCAAAGAAAGGCACTCATGGCAACTTGCAATCAATCTGGTGCGGCTCACTGATGCCTAGCGAACAATTCCAAGGGCTGGAAAAGCTGGCCCCGGGTCTCATCGGCAGCATAGGCGCGCTGTTGTGGATCAAAGGCACATGGCCGCGCCGCATTGCGATGATGGTGCTGGGCTCTGCGGCCAGCTACTACGGCGCACCTCATGTCTCGAACCTTTTCAACATGGGGGAGGGTCTGGCCGGTTTCCTTGTCGGGCTTTTCGGTATGTCAGTTGTGGACAGCGTGTTTAAAACCTGGCAAGACCTGGGATTGACCAGCATCGTGCGCGAGTTCATCCGTTCCCGTCTTGGCCTGCCGTCAAAGGGGGGCGAGTGATGATCTCGACCTACATTTGCGCGGCCTATTTGCTGTTGTTCGCGGCCTGCGCGGCGGGTGCGTTCAGCATGAACTACAACGCCAATCTGCTGCAGCGTGTCGCCCTGTCCATCCTGGCGTTCTGGTCGGTCTGGCGCATTGATCTGATATGGGATCACGGCTGGGGCTACCCGCACGAGCCGGTTTTGGCCACGGCCTTGATGCTTTACGCTATCGGATCTTTCGTTAAAACGCTGCATTGGAGGTGGAAGAAATGACGCTCGATGAAATCATCCGTGATGCCTACCTACCCGCCATCAAAATAATTGGCGTGCAGGACTCAGCAAAGGCCCGCGTTCAAGTGCTGGCGATTGGCCTGCAAGAAAGCCGATTCCAGTGGCGCCGGCAGATGGGCAATGGTCCAGCTCGCAGTTTTTGGCAAATGGAGCGTGGCGGCGGTGTTCATGGCGTTCTGAATCACCAGACCAGCAAGGCCAAGGCGCGGCGGCTCTGCGCCGAGCGCCGCGTCAACCCTGACGATATGAGCGTCTGGACTGCGCTGGAGAATGATGATGTTCTGGCGGCTGGCTTCGCCCGACTGCTGTTGCTGACAGACCCGCGCGCGCTGCAAGAAGTGACCGATGCTCTGGGTTCGTGGGACACATATTTGCGCAACTGGAAGCCAGGCAGACCCCACATAGAAACCTGGGCCACGCTGCATGCGGAAGCGCGCGATTTCGTCGCTAAGGCTGCGGCATGAGCTGGTTAGATAGAAGCCTAATCACCGGCCCACGTCTAGCGCTTGTTTTGTCAGAAAAAGAATTCTCTAGAGTGCTGAAGAGTTTCGGGTTGGCAGTGACAAAAGGACCGGCTTGGATAAAAACAGAACATGCGGATGCAACAACACATTGGTTCACTCCAAAAGATGGGCAGTTAACGTGTGTGATTGCCATCCGCCCACGTCCAGGAATAACAGGGATTCAGATTGCTTCGCTGCTCGTACATGAGGCGGTCCATGTATTCCAGCGTTATTGTGATTGCGTTGGCGAGGATGAGCCATCGGCCGAGTTTGAAGCTTATTCGATTCAACAAATAGCCCAAAATTTGATGGTGGCCTATTCAGAAAGAATGATATGAATCCACTCGAATGGCTAAATCCAGGTCGTTGGTTGCTCTACGGTGCGTTTATTGCAGCTTTGGCGCTTGGCATCTGGCGGCTGGATGAGTCGCGCCAGGCCATCGGCTACGCGCGCGCTCAGGCTGAGTACGCAAAGCAAGCCGAGAAAGCCGATGAAAAGCGCGATGCTGTCGAGGCACCAATTGCTGAAAAGCAGGAAGTTGCACAAGTTCGCATCAGAACAATCACGAAAACCATCATTGAAAAGGTTCCCGTTTATGTCAAAGCTGATGATTGCCCTATGCCTGGCGGTTTCAGGTTGCTCCACGATGCAGCCGCTGCCAATGTCGAAGTTTCCGAATCCACCGCCATCGCTGATGCTGCCCCCGTCCCAGCTCGAACCGTTGCCGAAACCGTTGTCAGCAATTACGGCACCTGTCACGCCACCGCTGCCCGCCTCGTCGGGCTTCAGGAGTGGATCAACGTCCAAAGGGCTTTAAAATGATGAACCCCTTCACGATGTGGCTAATCCTCTTCGGTCACTGGCTACCCAAGAAGCCAGAGCCGCCAAGCGATGATTGACTAGCGTTTCAGCTTGATCTGGGCCAACAGAAACACGACTGCCAAAATTGGTCCGATAAATGCCCCAACAAAGGCCCAAATAATCGCATCAAGGGCTGTTACCGGCCCGTCGTCCTTTGCCGACAAAACAAACAGGGCACCAACGGCTCCAAAAATCAACCAGGACCAGAACGCAATTTTGAAGTACATGATTTTCCTTTTGTGAGATGTGAATGATTGAGCGCGCCGCCGTAATCGCTGCATTGACCGACTACCGGGCACGCCTGAAATACCAGGGTAAGATCGCCAAGTCCGAAGCTGTGGCGTACTGCATCAGGATTATTGGGCGGCTTTGATGCCGTGGGCGTGCTCGACAGCTTTCCCGTACTCCATTGGGTCAACCTACCAACACCCTTCTTCACCCTGGTACTTCAACCGCTCCCAAATTTCATCATGCTGCTCATCCGTCAGCGGCGCGAGTCCCTGGGCAAGCATGGCCTGCACCTGGGCTGCGGTGTAGATCGCGATGGCCCCAAGGTCCTGCGCTGTTCGCCGCAGGCAAACCTGATGCAGGACGAGGCAAAGTAGCGGATTTAGTAACTGCGCGGC